CCGCCATATTATTTTAATTATTTCTAAATATTATATCTTCAGTAAATAGTTCTGCACCTTGCATAGGCGCTAACCCAGCAGTCGGTATAGAAGATACCGCTTGTATATCTGATAAACCAAGTGCTCTTCTTAGTTTACTTGGGTCTTGTTGTCTTGCAAACCTTCTTCCTTGTCGAGCTGCTTGACCTGCTGCAGTATCAGCAAATAAATCCATCTCTCCTAATAGTGTCTGACCCATTCCAACAATATTTTGTACACCTGCCGTTGTTGCAGCTGCAGCCGCTTGTCTTGCTTCAGCAGCAATTTGTTGTTGACCAACAGCTTCTCCTATATCTAACTGAGCTCTAGCTGCTTGCAGTCTTGATTCTTCCATTGCAGCTAACTCGTCAAGTCTTTGTATTTCTTTTGACATTGCTGCACGTTGCTCTGCTTGAGCTTGTTGCTGTGCTTGAACAACTCTACCAGCTGTAGCTGCTGCACCACGTGGGTCTCCTTCAACACCAGCTTGTAAAGCTGATGCTCCAGCTTGAAGTAAAGCTTCACGCTCAAGTTCAAAGGGTTCTTTTGCAATGGATAAACCAGCTAATACGTTGACAGACAACTTTCTCCTTGCTTCTTCTAATGCTTTTGCTGCGTCTCTTTGAGCTTCTCTCTCTCTATCTCTTTGTTCTTTTGCTTGTTTGAAGCTAAATACAGAGCCAGCCGCTGAAAGCCCTACTGATATTAAAGGTAATAAAGGTAATGCCATAATTTTTTATAATTACAAAGATACTAATTTTACGGATAGCTTTTCATTACATCGCTTTCTACAGCAAAGAGTTCCGTCTTATTAGTATTCACATTTACAATAGTAAATATACAATAATGTCCTAGCAATCCATGCGATTCAGCTTCAGAACTTTTGATGAACATTATATATGGGTCATTAAGTGGGAAGGCTACTGCTCCGTCGTAGGTAGTGCTTACAAATATATTGTTCAAACCATTTCGTAAATCAACCTGTATATTAGTTACAACACCACCGAATGTAACCTCAGTGTATTGAGGCAGTGAGTGGTATACGTAATCACCTATACTTATTATATTACCTATTGAAACCAATGGGTCTGTTGAGAAACTTAGTGTAGTCAAACCACCATCAACCGATACGTTAGATGTTTTACCAATACCATTAGCAGACCTTAGTGCATACTGCCCTTCAAGCGCAGGCACTTTACCTTCTTGTCTTACATACGCAAACCAGCTTCCTTCTTTTTTCTCAAACCATCCATCTTCAATTAAGCCGTTTTGCTGTATATCTGTTTCCATATATGCTTGCCAAGCATTATCAGATTCTAAATTTAAAGTCTTAAAAACTTTATTTTCTAGTGGATTTATGTTAAATACACTTGATATTTGTGAATTAAACTGCTCACCATAGTAATTGTTTCTTAACTCGTTAGTGTTATGCTGGTATAAGTTACCTCCTTTGAATGTGTAAAAGAAGTTATTCATGCCTATCATATATTCTGGTATAAAAGAATAAAATGAAGGCCAGCCTTGCGCATTATCACTATAAGATAAAGTCCACTGAGTATTTACAGGAGACGGTATAGGAGGAACGACACTTGTTGGAGCTGGTGTTGGCGATGGAGTTGGAGATGTTGGGTCAACAGGAGATGCACACGTGTCATCATATCTTAAATTATTTTCACCCCCCATATATCCATGGAAGTAACACGCATAGCTTACTGCTCCAAAATCTCCGTTTACATTTATAGTTATATCACCATAGTAGTATGTGTAGCTATATCCATCTGGCCCAGTCTTTGTTCCTGCATTGTATTGTCCTGTGTATGATATTAATGTATCTAAACCATAATTAAGTATAGCCATTGGGTGTGCTGAAGGAACACCACTTAAAGTATATTGACCTAATTGTACTTTATAAATACCATAAGCACCATTAAATAAATAAGCTCTACCTGTTCCATATCCTAAAGAAGTTAAATCTATTTCCCAAACCGTTACTGGATTAGTTTGAATCAAACAATACTCTGGATAAGCAGTACTGGTAGGAACGGGAGATGGGCTAGGGCTTGGTGTAGGAACAGTATTACAAGATGCACAGTCTATAAATGATTCTAATGAACTTACATTTACATTAGAACGATTTATTGTTACAACTGGATTGTGCCAACACTTTGAATTATACCTAACAACATTTGGCCATAAAGTAGGAGGGTCATAAGTTCCTCTAAATGTTTGTTTTAAACCGCTATCACAATCGTCATATTCATAATACTCATATTCTATTAAAACTGTATCATCCGCTTCTCCACAATTTGTATTACAGTTTGTATTTAAATCTTGCCACGAACCATATTGAGACATTAAAAGAATAGGAGTGTTTATTCCTAAACATAAATCCGCCTCTCTGTTTTCACCGAGCTCATATTCGTATTTAGTTCCATCAGCACATTCCACTTTAAATTTACAAGTGTCTGCTCCAATGGGACAGAAAAACCTAACTGTTCTATAAGCCATAAACTTTTAATTGAACTACAAATTTACGAATTATTTAGTTGACTTTTAATCCAAGCGTATGTAAGAGCCACGCCTTCTTTTAAAGGTCTTGCGTAATCAGTTATGCTAACTTTTTGTCTATATAAATCATTATCACTGTTTCTTCCACGCACTCCAAGCGGCCCTGGTATATGAACCTTGTTAAGTTTTTTACCATCTACTTCGCAGGCATAATCAACCAGCGTATTTATAGAAACCATCTCTTCACTTCCAATATTTATAGGGCCTTGAAATTGTACAGCATTATTACAAAAATCAAGCGTAGCTTTTATACAATCATCTATATACAGAAAACTTCTTGTCTGCTCACCATCACCCCATATTTGAATCTCATTTTTCCCCATTAATACTTTTCTACATATAGCCGCTGGTGCTTTTTCTCTACCACCCTGCCAAGTTCCCTCTGGCCCAAACACGTTGTGGTATCTAGCTATGCGAACTTTAGTACCATTGTCTCTGGCAAGAGCTGCATATAATCTTTCACTAAATAGTTTTTCCCAGCCATATTCTGAGTCTGGATTAGCCGGATATGCCGATGACTCCTCACAGTTAGGATTATCTGCATCCATCTGGTTATGCTCTGGATATATGCAGGCACTACTGCTAAAAAAAACCATAGGTATATTCTTTTCTTTTATTATACGTGTTACATTTAAGTTTATAGTAGCGCTGTTTAGCATTACATTTAAATCATTGTCACCTGTAAAAATATATCCAGCACCACCCATATCTGCAGCCAGTTGATATATCTCATCTACATTCTCATCTATTGATTTATTCAAATGTTTATAATTAGTTGCGTCTAGTTTATGAAACTCATTAGCAGCGGTTGAACTAAACTCTGGAAACTTAATATCTATACCGATAACATAATGACCTAGAGAACTTAATTTTCTTACTAAATGTGAGCCAATAAAACCACCAGCTCCTATAACGACTATTCTTTTCATTGCTTAAATTTTAATATATGTTGTGTCCATTCTGTTGCGCTACGTGGACTATTTCTCTGGTTGAGCACGTCAACAAACTCTGAGATATAGCCTGTTAGCTTTACTTCTTCTGATACCAAGGTACGATATTTTTCTTTACTCCCTGGAGAATTGTTTCTATAGTTGTGCCAAACAAGAGCTTCTCTCATAAACTCCACTTTATGACCATACATAAAAGCCATACAACTTGTAATCTCTTGGTCTAAAAAAGGGTGCAGGTATTCATCAAACAAACTTAACTGCGTAAAAGCTCCTGATGAAAAGGTGTTTGACCCACTAACAACTGCTGTCTCTTTAAAATCATCTTGCACACCTATACCTTTGCCACGCATTTGATGTAAAGAGCTTAAATGTTTTATAATATTGTATGTATTGTGTGGTCTTTCTGTTGTGTAAAAATCATAATGTTCATCAAAATCAAAGTTTGGAGGAAACCCTGTAAGCACTACATTCTCACCACGTTCAAGTAATGTGTTTATGTATATTTCGTCCCAGTTGTATTTAAATCTGCAATGACTATCTACTGTCAAGCAAAAATCTTCACCATCATATAGTTCTTTATAGATTTCATTTCTATGCCACCCTGTTCCTTTGCTAAAATTACTTGGTGTAAATTTATATCTAACGTTTTGAATTTTTTGAACTTCTGCGTTAGGGGTTTCAGATTGTTCACTAACTCCTACATATACTCTTTCTGGATATTTAGCTTTATAAAAAGCGTCGTTAATAGTGTTGATTAAATCAGGGTCTTTAAAACAAGCGATATTAACAAAGAGTTTAAACATCCCAATAATATCTGTATAAATGTTGCCAGCTCCACTCTTCTTCTTCCCAAGGATATTTGTCGTAGGTAAGCTCTGGTTTGTCAAAGTTACATCCAACTCTTGGATTTGTAAACACCCCCATACTTGCACGATTTACGTGTATGTAATCTGTAAATGTAGACATCACACTGCCAAGAAACTGAAATGAATAGCTTGGAATTAACTGGTCATATATAGTTGCCTTGAGTGGTGTTAGGTCTTGCATAAAATTATCTAAAAAGTATATCTCATATTTGTCTCTTAAAAAATTAAATATTGATTTATCTTTTTCATCTGTAGCAATGTAAAGAGGTAGATTTTTGTGAAATAAATGTTTATCCAAAAACTCAGGTATTTTGTCAAATAACGGCACAGTATGAGGTCGTGTTTCTATAAAGTCTCCTCGTCTAACATGTATAGCATTATATTTTCCTAATGCTTGTTTTATAAAATCAATTGACTCAATATGTTCTTGTTTAAACTTAAAACCGTTTAACATTTTAGATTTTATCTGTTTCTTTTTATTATCATTTGCTGCGTATACGCTGTGATAAAAATGACCAAACAAGTTTCTGGGAAAATGTATGAATTTATCTGAATGATTTAAATTAAATTGTTGTCTGCCTTGTGAAAATTTCTTAAAATCTTCCACATCTTCTACTTCAGTTGTTAAAACAAAACCAATGCAGCTATGAAGCGGATGAAGTTCTTTATAAACATCATTAAACAGCATAAGCTTTGCAATTTTATCTACGCCGGTAAAATATGTTTCTCCATCTAAAGCTGCGTATTCTGGGATATCGTAATAATCTACTGTATTGAAAGTTTGTTTAAACACCTTTTCGTCCCATATATCAAAAGGATTTACATAAGTTTCTTTTTTATCCCATGGGTTTATCCCATTGAAATAAATTGCAGGGGGTATTATAAATTTTCTATTAGTTACTTCTGATACAGCCAAACCTATTTCTAATGACATTCTTACGTTAGCAAAACCTGCCCACCAAGGTTCAATAGAAATATATTTATCCGACATACTTCCAATCTTTTAATTTATAGTGTACATAAAAGTTTCTAAAGTGTGTTCCACCAAAAACTTCTTTTCTTCCGTGTTCACACACAGCTGATTCGTATAGTATCATATCTCCTGGTTGAGCGTAAACTTTATACCAATCACCATCGTGACCTTGAATATCAAGTGGCCAATCATCAGCCTCTGGTTTATTTGAACATCCGCAGGCTAAATCTTTATCCACTATAATTATAGATGATATGTGGTGTGTAGCTATTCTGTCTACGTGTGAGGTTAGCGTTGCTCCTTTTTTATATGAGCGTATACCATATATAAAAGATTTTAAAAGCGGTTCTTTAGCCCATTCTTGATGGGTAGATAAAAGCTGGTCGTGTATCATTGTTCTAACTGTAGGTAAATGGTCGAATGACATAAGGTCTGAATCTCCACCCACAATAAACTGGTCTTTGCCTGTAAAGTTTTCTGTTTCTAATTTATCCTTTAACAGCTCGTAAGATTCTCTGATTAAATTCCAGGTTTCAGTAGGACATTTAATTAACGCAAAACCATTCTCTGTAAATCTAGGAAAATCATCAACGTTTTTAAATTCTTTTACTTGTGATGGTTGTTTTAAATCTGCAGCCTCAGATGCTTTTACTATGTAAGATTTATTCTGCATACCCTCTACTATTTTAGCCTCTATAGGGTCTTGTACTTTTTCTATTTTATTTTCTTTTTTAGAATCATTATACATTTTCTCATCACCAGCTCCGTCCCAACTTCTTTCTCTCCACCACGACGTAATAATATATTTTTTACCTTCATCTACAGTTACACCCTCGTGCATATATTGTTCTTGCAACTCACCATCTTTCATATTCTCCCACCATAAAGCTTTACCTACGTCTGGATATACTGTTCTTTTAAGTTTAGGGAAATGTGTACCTCCTCCTTTGTATCCTACATTTAAGTATATCATAAAAGTATGGGTTCTATTTCCTGATGCTTTGCAGTGCATATCATAGGCAGGCCCACTAAAAAAATCATTATGTGGTTTAAAATATTGACCAGGCTCATATAACTGTCCTTGTAAAGATTCACCTTTGTTCACATCGATACCAAGTGTGTCGGCTATCTTTTGTTTTATATTCCAAACTAAACCACTTTGAGAATCTAAATTTGATGTGCTTGATGTTCTATGGTCTGTAACATCACTTCTGTCAGTGCCTCCTACAACTACAGAAGAGCGTGAATGATTAGCGTCAATCATATCTATTAACTGCTGACACTCGTCAGGAGTTAGAAAGTTGTTTATTTCTTGCATTGAATTAAATTAAATTTTAATAAAGTTAGTAATTATTATGAGAAAGTAAAAACTATGGGCAATTAGTTACTGTACAAGAAGTTGTAAATGCTGAGCCATCCCAGTATCTAGTGAAGCTACCATTTGAATAATATCCTGGTAATGCTAATCTATCACAACTACTTGTTCTATCAAGTCTTGTAGCTGTACACCAGTCTGTAGTGTTCATAAAGAATCCAAGAGAAGTATTACATGTCCAACCAGTGTCACTTGCAAATGGCCCTTCTAATGAAATTGCATTACATGATGCCACCGGTGCTGGTGTTGGGGCAGGTGTTGGTGACGGTGTCGGTGTAGGTGCTGTTGTAGGCGCAGGTGCTGGAGTAGGAACTGTTGCGTTACACGTTGCACAATCAGAGTGAGTTGAGACTGGTACATTTGAGTTTACTATACCTGCTGCATCTTGAACTTCATAACAAACTCCATCTGACATTTTTACTGAACTACCAGGCGATAAAATTGAACTAGAAGCTACTTCTGTAAATCCTGTTCCACTACCATCACAGTTTTCGATTAGATAATAGTATGTTGAAACCACTGGCGCTGGTGTTGGTGATGGTGTTGGGCTCGGTGCAACTGTTGGTACAGGAGCTGGAGTCGGTGATGGTGTTGGAGTTGGAGCTCCACAACCAGATAATCCACCACAATTAGAGCTTGCAGAATCAAACACTCCTTGACAGTTGTGGAATCCTGGGCTAGCGTCTGTAATTTCATAACATTGAGTTAAATCAAATGTCGGACATCCGCCTGTTGTACCACCTGAACTAAACTTAATACCTAATCCTGCAACTAAACCACTTGCTCCTATTACTTCAACGTAATACGTTGGGCTTGTAGTACCACACGCTACAACACCTATTTGTTGTGTAGCTACTGGTGCAGGTGTTGGGCTAGGCGCTGGTGTTGGTGTAACAGAACAATTTACTATTGCTTGTACTTCACCAGTTGATAGTATTAAGAGTGCATAATCTGAAGACGCTTGTCCTAATATGTTTGAAACTCCATACCACTGTAGACCACCATTAAATGGTGTAGAAAGTGACGAGTTAGCGTACATTATATCTCCTGTTTGTATCAATGATACATTAGCTCTGTTTGTAAATATATACGCTGAAGTTGATGCCGCACACGCAGCTGTATCTGAAACTTCTCCGTTTCCTGCAAATCCAGATACAAATGTTGTTGGACTTTCACAATCAAAACAGTTGTTGTGACTAGTTAAAGATTCTACACTTACTGTAGATGTTGCTGTTGTTGTTGCAGTATAACTGAAACATAAATCATTACCGCTTACATTGTATTCTACTACGTTAGGCCAGCTAGATGTAGTAGTAAGTTTTCTAAATACTTGAGTTGTACTCGTGTAACACTCTGTATAAGTTGCATAATCATATATTGGTGTTGGCACACATCCACCACAACTACTATAAGCTGTGTTAACAGTAACAGTTGAATTGTATACTGAAGCAGCATTATCAATTATTTCCCAGCAAGTTGCGCCAGTAAACTCTGGGTTTGGCCCTGCTGCAGCTCCTGTTATTTCTATAGCTTGTGAATTTAAGTATCCAGATGTTCCGCTAATTCTTACAAAATAAGTAGGGCTTGTAGTACCACATTGTCTTATTTCAACATCTTGAGTTGCAACAGGAGCAGGTGTTGGATTCGGTGTTGGGGGTGTAGAACAATCTACAATAGCATCAACAACACCTAATGAATTTATTAAGAAAGCAAATCCATTATCTTGGTCAGGATAATGACCGCTAACATCAGTTACACCATACCATTTTAAACCTCCATTCCAAATGTTACTTAAACCAGCATTTGTATATAATACGTCATTTACTTGTACAGAAGCAACATTAGCTCTTGAAGTAAATATACTAAATGATGTTTGTAGAGGACAAGCTAAAGAACTTGAACTTTGACCATTTCCTACAGAGTTCGTTGAAAACAATTGCGTATTCGCTACCGGCGCTGGCGTAGGAATTGGAACTGGACTAGGAGTCGGACTAGGAGTCGGACTAGGAGTCGGACTAGGCGATGGGCTAGGTGTTGGACTAGGACTAGGAGTCGGACTAGGAGTCGGACTAGGAGTCGGTGTTGGAGTCGTAGCATTACACGTTGCACAATCAACATAAGTTGTAAGACCTGCTACATCAGTAGTAGATGTTGTAGATGTAACAACAGGATTTTCCCAACAAAAATTGTTATATTTTACTACAGCAGGAAATGTTCCGCCTGATAAAATTCTAAATATTTGTTTTACTGACCCACCACAAACAGTGTACTCATTATAATCATAAGCAACAACAGGAGCAGGTGTTGGACTAGGACTAGGAGTCGGACTAGGTGTTGGACTCGGTGTTGTTGTTGGTGCTGGTGTTGGTATAGGGCTGGGCGATGGTGATAAACAATTAGGACAACTTGTTTCTGCAAATAACACTCCAGCAGCTTGTTGTCTATAAATATTTTGGTCTGAGTACCATCCATCAGGAGCAAAAGTTGTTAGTGCCGCATCAATGTATAATGCAGTTGCAGTTGAAAAACTTGCTGAACTATAATAATATGTTCCTGTTGTTGCCGGCATTTATAATTTTACAAAGTTAACCATTTATACTGAACATCTTGAATCTCCACATCCTGAAACCACAACTGTTACTTGACCATTTGTTCCTGTTCCTCCTGTTGCATACAACGAAGCACATCCTACAACACTACCACCACTTGAATATTGAACTTCATTTCCAACTACTACTCCGAGCGTTGTATCTGCTTTTAAATATACTGCTTGTAAGTTTACACAATCAATACCAATAAAGTAATCATACGTTGGTATAGTTGGTGCTGGAGTTGGTGATGGACTTGGTGTTGGCGTTGGACTAAACGTACAATCACAACAAGATTCAAAATAACTTCCAGAAGAGAAACATAATTCTTGTTCTATTGAATTTCTTAAATCATATATTAAATATAATTTGTCACCACCAGCTGGTAAAGTAAAGTCAGCAGTATATAAGTTTGGAGCTCCTGTTGTTATAATTGGAGTTGCTTGAACTGATGCTGCTAATAATATATTAATATCAGTTGAATTGTTTTCATATAATGCGTCTGTTCTTAAATATCTAAATTCATTTTCTGTCGGGTCAAACTGGAAATTATCAAAGTTTATTTTATTACTTCTCATTGTAATAACCGCATCATCTGGTGGTATTACATTTGCACCTTGACCTCCTTCAAGTTCTCTATACTGCGAAACAATTGGGTCGTTTGGACTTGCTAAAAACGTAACTAAATCTGATTGAGTTGGTGAAACAACTGTTCCTTTATTCCAGAAAAACTCAGTGTGAGTAAATTGACCTGCATTTGCATTAGTTGTTAAAGTAATACTGTATACATTAAACAATTCTGGGCCAGGACATTTAACTGTTATTTGTATTGTATCATCAACCGCTGCGTCTGTAGTAACAATTAAAACTACTTCTGTAGGAGTTGGAGATGTTTTAGTAAATTGAAGAGTTCCACTTTGATAAACCACACCAGTAGTATAAGTTACACCATCATAAATTGCTTGTACAGTGTATCCCGTACCAGAAGCCTGACCTTCAGTTTCAATATCATCACCTCCTTCAGTAATTATTTGTTGCTCGGTTGCTTCTGTTACTATTAAATCTGAGTTTTCAAAAGGTATTACATAGTCTATATAAACCTCACCAACCTCTTCTGTTATATCAACACAATAAACAAACTCCTGTCCTGCAACTACAGTAATATTTTTTGTAACACCACAAGCTAAACATATTTCTGTTTCAGGCTTGACAATAGTATTAGAAGAAAACACATATTCGTGCATGTATGGGTCATAACCACCAAGTTTTTGAGTAGCTGAAGCGTCAGCAAATAAATCTCTAAACCAACTTCTCATTCCTTGATTAGAAATAACTGTTAGTATTTCATTTTGGGCTGAGCTCCCAGTTAATTTTACAATTACATTTCTTTTAGCATCAGAAAAATATTTGTTTTCACCAAACTCTGCAAAACTCTCAGGGTGATTACTTATACCGTAATCTTCTATACGAGCTATTTGTGTCCCTAATACTTCAGGTACAGATGTAACTGGGCCACCCCCGGTAGCATCTGATAGTAAGTTTTTGCCGGCAAGCACATAAGATATTTTATCTTCTTGTAAAACAAGTATATCTGTTTCTCTTGCAAATAATATCTCTACATCACCATAAGTTTCTTCAAGAGCTTTGAAATTTAATAATCCTAAATTAAACTCGTTTAATCTGTTTACATTTGATTCGTCATTGTATACACCACTATATGTTAAATCAGCAAACCTATGCGCTGCTTTATACTCTTCATTTGATGTTGTAAATATTCTGTTACCTAAAGTAACTTCTTTTCCTTTTATAGAGTCTCTTATTTTATTACTTTCAACACCATTGCCAAAAGTATAACAGTTAAAAAATCCTGTATTTACAATAGCTGATTGATTTATTAAACCAGTTGTTGGGTCTGCAGTTTGATTCTGAACGTTACCTAAATGTAAGTCTCCATTTATATCAAACGATTCACTGTTTTCATACCATACATCAGGAAGCGCATCATCTGGTTCAGTTTCAAACACAAACGTAGAGTCTGCTCTATAAACTGTAAAGTTTACTTCAACCCTAGATATTCTATGTGACCTATCCCCCCCATTGTAACAAGAGCTTGAACCTGATACTAACAAATATATTAAGTTATTACCATCTGGGTCTTGCGTGCTAGTATCTTCATATAATCTATAATAAAAATCATTATTGGGTGTAGTTGCTGTAGGCCCAAAATATGATGCCGATTCAATTTGGCTTGCGTTTAAACTTCCTGTGTAAATAATAGAACTTGCATAAGGAGGACTAGCTTGTGAGTTTACAGTATTTATATATGTATTTACTATTTGCTCATTTTCAGCAATATCTTCTATGCCCTCATTTAATACTTGTGAAACGTTGTCACCTTGCCACCACTCCGACATATTTGCATAATTACGTGTGGACGTTAATGTTTTGCTTAGTGTATAGTTCTTTTTTGTACATGAAGGGTCAACATCTTCAGGAACTCCTTCTCTTGTAAACTGAATACTCATTTGTATTCTAGTTCCAGCAGGAACATCATAAACATTAAATGCTGTTGTAGAACCTGACACATTTGTTCCTGAAAAAAGTGGATAAGCCACGACAGGATAATCGTCTGTTTGACCTCTTGCTGATGATTTATATGGGCCTGTGCTAATTATTGCATCTGTACCAGTTTCTGCTACAAAGTTAGAGGCGTTTATCTTCATATAAGTGCCTCCAAAAACTTCAACCTCAGCACCTGCAGCATCATAAATTTTTATAAACCCTGAAGCCTGATTTTCTTTTTCTAATACTGTAGCATATACACAAGAATTTCTTACACCTGTAGAATCTGCTTTTACAATTAATCTATCTCCCGCTTCTACTTTTGCTGCATTTTCTCCATCTAATAAAAAGTAACTAGAATTTGTTCCTGATTCACTGTAAACTATATTACTATAAATAGTTTGATAATTTGTAGCAGTTGGTTTTATTACAAATTTATATTTTGTTGCCCAAGTAGGTGCGTATTGAGTGTTAGGTATTTCTACTTGTATATAGTTTCTTTTATTAGATACACCACAAGGAAGGTTGACTGCATTTAGTGGGCTTACCTGAGCAGTAGATGCTCTATTAAAATCATCCATGTAAACCATTCCAATTTCATAACCTCTATTACTATGTAAACTTTCAATAGTTGGTGAAGTTTGTGCAGTCACAGTAGCACTTGAATATCTAAAATATGCAATCATAGGAGTTACTCCTGATACGCTATAAATTGCAGCGTTTAATTGTATTTGTATCTTTTTAGAAGATTCCCCATCTATACTAAGACCTAAAGGCTGTCCTTTAGCAGGAGCTACAGCAGTTGCCGATGTTCTTCCTGTTTGAACTAAAGTATTATAATTAGCATCAAAAGATGCAGGTATAGTTCTGTTAAATAAATCGGTTAATGTGTTTCCGTTCCCAGCATTAGCCACTGTTTGTATAGAAGTAGCTGTCCCTATTTTTTCTTCAAAGTCTGTATCAGTCGCTAATTCAAATACAGTCTGATAACTTTTAAGAAGCGTGTAACTCCAAGTTAGATATATGATATCATTGAAAGGAACAGCCGCTGGCCCTGATGAAATATGGTCTGCTGCATAAGCAATACCAAATGAAAATGTTAAAGTTGTACCTGCTACTAATTTAGAAGGAATTTGTTGCCCGGTAATAGGGCTTACTCGTGCTTCTAGTAAAGATAAATCAAAAGTTATTTCACTATCATCTACATTTTGAGTGTGTCCAGTTGCAGGTGTAAAATCTATTGTATATGTTTCACCTAAAGTAAAATCATCTGGCAATGTGGTATAATTTATATCTTCAGATTTTAATGTAGATATAAAAGTAAAATCTACTTTTCCTTTTGAAGATACTAAGTCATACCCTTCTGTGTAATTTCCATAAACTAATCTATTGCCCATTAAAGTTTGAGCTTTAGCAAGCTGAGGAACATTATCAAAAGTTCTTAATATTTCAGAGTCAGGTAATACAGTAAATATTTTACGTTCAGTAAAAGCTATAGTTCTACTTTGATTATCTGTAAATCCTAATTGTTTTTTATTAAATGTTTCTATAATTTTTATAGAACTAGAATTAGCTTCTTTATATACTACTTGAATATCCGTTACTTTAGAGCTTCCTGTATTAAAAGTTATATTACAAGCATTTAAGGTATTTACCATACCTTCGTTTAAATAACTATTAGAACTAAAATCAAATTGTCCCGGCTGAAAAGAAGGTTCAGAAAACTGTGATATTGCTGAATATTCATTGTTTTCATATTTATATCTATATGCAAAACAAATAAATTTGTCTTCTAAAAATGTATCTACTTTACCAGTAACATTAAAAGGTTGTATTGTAGGAGCACTAGTTGGTGGTTTTTTAATAACTAATATATCATCCTGATTAAAACCATCTGTTAATACACCTGGTTGTGGGTCACCATAATTTTCATTAATATTAATTACTCTTGGCGGATTGGTGTTGTCAGTAAAGAATAAAAGATTTTCAATCTTATCTACACCTGTAATTAAAAAGTTTGGATTAAAATTTAAAGTAGTGTTTATACCATTTCCGTCATCTATACTTATAACATGATATATAAGCTCTCCTGTCTCTACATCATAAGAAACAATCATATCTAACTTACCAGTTGCTCCTTGAGTAAACGCAGGGTCGTGTACAAACCAATAAATTACTAGCTGTGCTCCATCTTCAAATGCACCAATACATTTTGCTTGTGAACTTAATTTAGTTCCATCTACGTATTGAAGCTCTGTTAATGGAATGTTTCCTTTTGCATTTTCAACAGCACCTATTTCTGATTCCTCAGTAGAACCAAGTCTTACATTCAAAGCATCTACATACTCTCCATTCGGGACAAGCCTTTCATCAAGGCTTTTATTCATACGGCCCGCTATAAAATTTCTTTGAATGTTTGCCATTTTATTTTAGCCACTTATTTTCACCTCTAAGATTCATAAGCAATCTTGATGGGTGAATGTTACTTAATCTGATTTTAGCATTTCTTAATAAAGCTTGTTTGTTTTTCCTTGCTCTATTAACAATATACTCTTGCACTCCAAATTTACTATTTAAAATAGCATATTGTATGTAAGCGTATATATAATCTTCGAATAATTTATTTACACTTATTTGTGTGTCATCTCCGTTTTCCATTCCATCAGAGATATATTGCAATACACATTGCTGATTTGCCATTGTAGAATCAAAATTAATAACACCAGCTTTTTTATCAATAGTAAACGTAGGATTTATATTAGCTGTTTCTGTATTTAAACCATATCTTGCTCCTATTCTGTAATTATATAAGTCATTATCATAATAATACGCATTAGGATTTACATTTTCATCACTCTCATCATTTAAATAAATACTTTTCAGTGAACCATCTTTTCTTTCTGTATCAAGAGTTGATTCTTTTATTGTTGCATTATTATCAGCATCATAAGTAAAAGTAGATGTTGCTGATTGTACAAAAGAAGTTGCAGATTGTACTTGAATATTTTCAGTAAGCTCTCTTAACACGTTATCTTTCAATAGATATAACTTAACCCAGTTTACATAATCAGGTGGTAATACAAACCTCAAGTCATCATACACTGTTAACTCTAATGCTTTTATTTCTTTAAAAGCGTCATAATTTAATTCTTGAATACCACGTTTAGCGTGGAATAATATTTTATATCTATTTGTATTATTAATCAACTCATGGTTTCCAGCATACATCAACTGAAAATTATTAACTATATCTTCCAGACTAACATATTGATATGACCCCCAATTAGCATCTGTTGGATTTACACCATCGTTTGTATAATATTTTTTTTGATTTATATATGTCATAATTATATATTAGATTGATTTTGTTGTTGCTCTTCTATTTGTCCAAACTGAAATACATCAGCTTCTCTTATTGATATACCTGCATACTGTAATATCTTTGCTACTAAATTATTAGCATCATCTATTGGTAATTCAAAATCTTGATAATCATTTTGTGTCTGGTCAAAAAGTGGCTCACCTCCATAAAGGGTAACATAAGTCCACTTAGGGTCTCTAGGATATCTTATGTATTGTGCTTGCACATCATTCAATCCATTAAATGTATTTGGGTAAATTGTTATCTCATCAGCTTCTTGCGTATACGCAGGAAACGTAGTTGATGGTGAAGTTAACAAAGAACTGTTTAGCATAGTTATTTTACTATGTGTTACTTTTTCTGCTTCACCTTTCAATGTACCTCCAGAAAAACATAACACTTTATTAAGTAAATAATAGTCCGAGCCTGTTGTAGATTGTGATGGTAAGTAAAATACATTTTGAGTTTTTTGTGTTAAAAAAGATGTAACTGAAAATGTATCAATAACTTCTTCGTATCCTTTCTTTAAATCAGCATATCCCGTTCCAGACACTCTTGCATTTTCTTCATTTATCTGAGTGTTATATCTTATAAAATATTCGTCGAATAAATCTAGTTGCGCTTGTTTTGCAAATAAGTTAAAATCACTAGGGGATATATACCCATAGTTATTTTTATTTATAATTGCAAGTACAGTATTTCTTACAGAATTTATCATTTGAAAATGTTTCTACAAAGATACATAAAATAAAAAAGCACCTAGGATTTAGGTGCTTTCTCGCTGTCGATAGTAAAGGAAGGATTAAACTGTTCCTATAGCGATACTAGTAAATACTAGTCCACCATCTTTCGATACTGGCACTGTTGCATTTGTCCAAGAAGTTTCTGCTGCTGTTACTAGTGCAGTGTTTACATTCTCAGCAAAACCTGAAGTCAGTCCAGTTCCAGTAACCGTTAATTTGTGTGTACCATTACTTAAATAAATATCTCCAGCAGTAGAACTTGCAGTCTCTGCGTAAAGAATTTGGTCTGTATTAATGTGTACATTACCGTCACTTGCTGTATCTAATGTTATATATTTTGGCATCGTTAAAAAATTTATGCGTTAAACAAAGTACAAAGTTAAGAATTTTTTGCAAGCGTTTTTAAGTGCTTGTAAGATTCAAGGCCTTCGTCACTTTGAAAGAATGATGCAATGATAAACATAGGGTCTTCTCCGTATGGAATATTACACATTTTCTTTTTATTAGATGGAGTGTTATACCATACCTCTTTGTTTTTATTTCTTAACTGCAGCAAGTTCTTATCAATCATTGTTTGAATTGTTGCATTTAACTTAAGCATAGGGTCTTTTAACAACATTAAAAATCCTTTAGGGTCTCGTTTTGCAAACACTAAAATATCTCTTCTAAGCTCTGCTGTACTTACAGTAGTAACATCTCTTTGAAACAATACTCTAGCTACATTTTCAACTTGTTCTACGTCAAGTTGTCTTGCTTCAATAAGAGCATCTACTTCTGCGTTTAAGTTGTCTACTAAGTCTTGAGCTTCTTGTTTCTTGTTTATTTCTACAAATATTTTTCCGTTACCTGGATGATAACTTAAAAACTTTTGTAATACTTGATTTGTTCTAGGAACAAATAAAAAACCATCTTCAAATACAATAGGCTCTAATATAGCGTTATCATCTTGCTCATCTTGAAAAGGTGAGTTTTGGTTTCTTGCATATCTAAGTGGTCTATTTACACCTGTCTCTTCATCAAAATATAATAAAGGCACACGATTAGTGTGTCTTGATGCTAATATTAATGATAAAGGAGCTACCTCTCTTGTGAGCTTGTATGCTTTATCTTCTAAATTTAATTTAGGTTTTGTGGATTTTACTTTAACAGTATCCACTTTTTTTGTGGAAGTTTTATCTTTTTTCATTTGATTTAATTTAATTTAAAATTTAAAAAAGGGGCGTATTGCTACACCCCTTTGAATTAATTATTACTGATTGAATATAAAGAAGTTGTTTGCACCTAATGTACATACAGCTCTTTCACTCAAGAAGTTTACTTGCATGTTATCGATATCGTTAGTCGCAGCACCACCAGCAGAACCAGTAATCCACGTCTTATATCTTCTGTCTTCAGTTTCTGAAGCTCTATATCTTACATGTAAGAAAGGTCTCTTAGCGTTCTTACCAAG